ACATTACCTGTGACGTTCCCTGTAACATTTCCTGTAAGGTTACCTGTAACATTCCCGTTGACATTTCCTTCAATGTTAGCAACCAAGGTACCTGTAGTGATTGTGAGGTTGCCAGTGCTGGCTCCAGTAAAGGTACCAGTACCGACCTTAAACTTATCTTCACTCTCATCAAATCCGATGAAAGCATTATTCGCATCCCCACGCTCAATGACGATACCTGTGTCATTAGATGGTGTGCCTGTTGTACCGTTGGCTAACTCAATCAGACCATCGCCTACTACAGTGTTTGTTGTACTGACTGTAGTAGTTGTGCCATTGACTGTGAGGTTACCCCCAACAGTGACGTTGCCTGATGTTGTGACAGTAGCAAAAGAACTTGTACCTGAGGAAGTGACATCGCCTGTTAAGTCGCCAGTGACGTTACCAGTTACGTTACCCGTCAGGTTGCCTGTAACATTACCTGTAACATTGCCAGTCACATCTCCTGTGAGATCACCTGTAACGTCTCCAGTTAAGTCCCCTGTAACATTACCTGTAACATTGCCGGTGACGTTCCCTGTAACATTTCCTGTAAGGTTACCTGTAACATTCCCGGTTACATTGCCTGTAACATCACCTGTTAGGTCACCAGTCACATTTCCTGTGACGTTACCTGTAAGCCCACCAACAACCCCGGTATTAGCTGTAATAGTTGTACCAGTAATTGCGGCAGGAGTTGCACCACCAATAATAGCACCGTCTACAGTACCGCCATTGATATCTGCAGTATCTGCTACGAGGGCATCAATGTTGGCTGTGCCATCGACGTAAAGGTTACGCCACTCTGTACCAACACCTCCAAGATCATGCGTATCATCAGCAGAGGGGATTAAAGCAGAAGCGATATCAGCAGTGACTGTAACTGTATCGGTGTTGGCGTTACCTAATGTCGTATTGCCGTTGATTGTCAGGTTGCCTGTAACTGTAGCATTCTCATCAACAGTTAACGTATCAATGTTGGCAGTACCATCAAGATACAAATTCTTAAATTCAGCACTACCAGACCCTAAATCAATGTCATTGTCTGTAACAGGGACAATCGCACCATCTTGAATGCGAACCTGTTCTACAGGGCTAGAAGCTACTTCAACAAAGACACCAACACGATTATTCGATGTATCTACAGAAACTTTATTGTTTCCATCAGTATCTGCAATAACAGGAACAAAAGCCCCTTCAGCGGCAGTACCATCGTGAGTGTGACCTGTTGAGGCATCAAATGCCGCTAAGACTTGGTTAAACTCGGCATTCACTGGAGCGGCTTTAATTACAGCCCCAGTAATAATGTCAGCTACCGATTGACGGGTATATCCAGCCACTTATATTATCTCCTGTCGTCGATTCCGAACAGCATCACAATACCTTGAATGTTATGCGATGCGTTTGTGTCGTCTGTAACATACTTAATACCAATAGATGTTCCAGATCCCGATATATGGGTTTTAAGCACGGGGGATGGGTTACCATCGAAAATTGAACTGGCCGCATCAAACAGTGCTTCATTATAGAATGCGGCGGCACCTTCTCGGGTTAACGTAAAGTCTGTAGGGTTGGATACAGTGTTATCTTCATAATCATACACAACACCCATCGCAAGATTGATAGACCCCTCAGCACGTAAGTATGTTGATACTTTTAAGAAGTGCTTACGTAACTCTGGATCCCCCATGTGGTAGAAGGGGGTTTGGAACAGACTAAAGATGTTCGCACCGTCAAAGTCTGATCCTTGCTCTTGTCTATGGACTTTACCTGTACTGTCGCCATGGATTACATATTCATCTTGACCAATGTACCCAGAGTCTGCACAAGTAGCAGTTATACCCAAAAGCTGACCAAATTCAAATCCAATACCGCCACTAGATCTTTGGCGTAAAGCACCTACTACTCCATTAGATTCTGCAACACTAAACAAAATTCTGAACTGGGACTTGGAACGAAGCACTACAGAGTTTAGAGTAGTTAGATCTTGATCTAAGATAGAGTCTGTAATCAGCGATTGTATATTTTTGGATACAGTCTCTAGCTCTACGTCACCGATACGATCCGTACCAGATACAGGACGTAATCCGTCAGGTCCTAAGAAAAGTAGATCGCCGCCAATCTCAATCACAGAATCTGAAGCTACACAACCTAAGTTATCTGTGACTTCTTGGACTGTAAAGTCTGCAATGCTCGAACCAATAATCTTCTTGATCTGGTTTGTGCCAAAGACGTATAGCTCATTACGGAACTTCTTAATCTGTACAACATCAAAGCCGATGTTAATAGATCCTGCACCGTTGGCAACAGCAAAGTCCGTTTCATCTAAAGGAGCAGAGAAGTACACAATTGAAGGTTCTGCAGGATCACCTGCTAAGAACATGTGACTTGCAAACTCACTCGCATACTTAGGATCAGTCGGAGCATTTGCATGTGTAACCTGTACGTACGATGTGCCGTTGTAGTAAGCGGCAGGGTTGACACCATCAACCAGTAAGATACGAGGCTCAGTCCAGTTATACTTAACGAAGCGGACCTTGTCTACGCCTGTCATTGTAGGACTACCCGCAGTGGTTATCGTATCCCAGCTATCTGTGCCGTCATTCCAAGCGTGTAGGTAGTTGTTACCAGAAGAAGGCGTACGGCATGCAAAGATACCGTCATCAATTCCATTAGCAACACAGACACCTAGAGTAGCTCCTGTACCCGGTAAACTAGGAAAGTCATTACTGAATCCACTAATGCGTCTGTAACCACCTGTGACAGCAGGCTCATAGTTAATCAGACGAGTCGCACTACCCGGTTGTTGTTCACCCTGAGACAGCAGGTCACGGTTGGTGTTAAGGCCACCCTCACAGTAAACTTTGAATATCTCAAGATTATCAGCCATTAGCGGCTAACCACCCGTTGATAGAAATTAGGTAAGATATAGGTAGAGCGTACGTCAATTGGATCATCTAACAATAAACGGCGCATCATACCAATCCCATCACTGTAGTTGTTCTGATGGATCATGGCACTTTGTTCGTTGGATCTAAAGCGCATCATGTACGCCATAGCACCATCAATGATCACATGTCTAAAACGATCAGGGATGACAGGAGTATCATCATATGCAGAGAGATCTGCAGGGAATGCCCAATACTTATATTCTAGTTCGTATGTCTCATCAGGGATTGGGCTAAGGCCATACTTTGCTTCTTGTGTCTGGTAAACACGAATAGGTGCGGCATAGGCACCTGTGCCTCCCACATCATCTTCTGCCCTAAAACGATCTAAGTATTCTGCATAAGATAAAACATCTAACTGTGTTGGATAGTTATTTGCAGAAGTTAATCTTTTAAGGTAGAAGGATTCCCAATCCACAGAAGACATGTCTGCTTGGAAAGAATACTCTTGTGTCCCTACAACCAACGTCTCTGTGTAGGTTGTAAGCGTGAACGGCCACTCCTGTGCAGATTGCAAAATGCCTCGGATTGAGGCATTGATGGCATCTTTAGCGAGAGCTTGAATGTTTCGTACGTTGGGGAAGTCATCTTGTGAAACCGTGACTTCATTCAAACGACGAAGCAACTCATTGGTGATTGCTAAATAATTAGCCACTCTTAAAAATCCTCATCGTTAAAAGTCAGGGGGCCGAAGCCCCCATCCTTCATTGGCTAATTAAGCCAGTTGATCACGATCAACTTCATCTGCAGTTTCTGCGACTCCGTCTAAGTCAACCACTACAGCGTATACACGCAAGCGGCCTTCTGTAACGTCAGCAGAAGCGGCAATCAACTTCACATCAATAGTATCTGTAGTAGAAACTAATTGAACGAAAGTTGCTTGGCTCGTCAGGTTTGCACCACCGTTCGTTCCAGCGGCTAAGTAGCCAGTAGAAGTCACATCCCCGCCATCAACAATGTCATCGCCTGCGCCGAAGTCAATGTCAACAGTAGGAGAGGTACCATCGAACGCCTTCAACACTTCGGCACCAGCCGCAACGATGAAAGTATTCGCTGGGATTTCCAATGTTTGGAAAACATCCCCGTTAGTGCAAGAGTAGTTAGCAATTTTCTCGATATCGAGAATAGCTTCTACAAGATAAGCAGGGCGGCGAGACTCTGGGAGTGCCGCAATGCTGTTGGCCGCTTCACTAGAGATAGTGGAACCGGCAGTTAGATCAAAAGTTGCCATTTTTTATCCCTCCTTATGCGGCGTTGTAAACGGCTGTAGCAATCGCTTCTGGACGAAGGATCTTACGGCCATACAAGTTCATACCACGGACGATGTCTGCGAATGAATCTGGGTCACGGTATGTTTCAGTCTTAGAAATCTGCTGTGCAGTAGCAACGGCAGAATCATGGCCAGCAACAATTACCCCGAAGTTAGTTAACTGGTTAGCGGTACCTGTAGTAGCCGGTCCAGTACCAACAGAAGGAAGGTTGTTAGAAACAAATACACGGAAACCATGCAAGTTTGTTAAGGTCAACCCATTACGAATTGCCCCTGCTTCACCAAAGTCTTGATTGAGCAGACGAGAATCTTCGTCTTTCAAGATTTCCATGAATACAGGATCGATGACAATCCAACGTCCTTCAGTATCAACAAACTGTTGATCGAGCAAACGAGCCATACGAGCAACTACCTGAAGAGGTGACGCTGTTGCAGTAGGTACGGTTGTTGCACCCGGCAAACGTGACGCAACAGGAATCGAGTGATTACCTGCTGATGCTGTCGTAATGCTACCGAAAGAACCTTTAGTTAACTGCATAGAATCCAGAAGTTCATCTGCACCTGCAGTCGCTACAGCCTTAGTCCCTGAAACAGTATCGTTCGCAGTATCAGCGGCGGCATTAACAGCCGACTGCTTATACCCTGAAAGATAACCAAGAACTTCTTGGTCGTACTGATCACGTAGACGATAACCTGCACGGTCTGTTGCCATATCCATGAAGTTTACGTGGCTGTGTGCTTCTTCGATGTCGTCCATCTTGAAAGCAAAGTAATGAGCTTGATCAACAACAAGCGTGA